AGGTTTCTGGTTTTATAACAAGGGTGTTGCTACTTATATTAGCGGTACTCACTATATGTATCTCCAATGGTCTAAAATAGATGTAGGTAAACCTGATTTTAGAGAAGCAAATAGATTATTTTATATATTTTGGGAAGCTTGTAAAGCTGATAGTAGATGTTATGGTATGTGTTACCTTAAAAACAGACGATCTGGTTTTTCATTTATGGCTTCGGGTGAAACAGTTAATTTAGCTACAATATCAAGCGATGCAAGATTTGGTATATTGTCTAAGTCAGGTGCTGATGCTAAAAAAATGTTTACCGACAAAGTAGTACCAATATCAGTTAACTATCCTTTCTTTTTTAAACCGATCCAAGATGGTATGGATCGACCAAAAACAGAGTTAGCCTATAGAGTACCAGCTTCAAAACTTACAAGAAGAAAAATAACAAGCAACGAAAAACCTGAAGAGCTAACAGGTCTTGATACAACGATAGACTGGAAAAATACAGGTGATAACAGTTATGATGGTGAAAAGCTAAAACTATTAGTACATGATGAATCTGGTAAGTGGGAAAGACCAGATAACATATTAAATAACTGGCGTGTAACAAAAACTACTTTACGATTAGGTAGTAGAATTATAGGAAAATGTATGATGGGATCAACGTGTAATGCGTTAGACAAGGGTGGTGATAATTTTAAAAAGTTATATTATAATTCAGATGTTACTAAACGAAACAGAAATGGTCAAACTAACTCGGGTTTGTACTCTTTTTTTATTCCAATGGAGTGGAACTATGAGGGTTTTATTGATGAATACGGGATACCTGTATTTGAAAATCCAGAAACAGAAGTATATGGTCCTCATAACGATGTTATTGATACTGGAGTTATTGCGCACTGGCAAAATGAAGCGGATGGGTTAAAAAATGACCAAGATGCTTTAAACGAGTATTATAGACAGTTTCCAAGAACTGAAGAACATGCTTTCAGAGATGAAACTAAAAATAGTATATTTAATTTAGTAAAAATATACGAGCAAATTGATTATAATGAAATGCAAAGTAAACCTATAAAAGGTAGTTTTGTATGGGAAAATGGTATTAAAGATACTAACGTTAGATTTTATCCAGATGAAACTGGTAGGTTTAATTTATCTTGGGTACCATCAGTTAATCTACAAAATAGATATTTTATTAAAAACGGTAAAAAATATCCTGGTAATGAGCATATAGGTGCTTTTGGCTGTGATAGTTATGATATATCAGGTACTGTTGATAATAGAGGTTCTAAAGGTGCTTTACACGGCTTAACTAAGTTTAGCATGGAAGATGCGCCGCCTAATGAGTTTTTTTTAGAATATATTGCAAGACCTGATACAGCTGAAATGTTTTTTGAAGATGTGTTAATGGCATTAGTGTTTTACGGTATGCCAATACTTGCAGAAAATAATAAACCTAGATTATTATACTATTTAAAACGTAGAGGTTATAGAGGTTATTCAATGAATAGACCTGACAAGCTTTGGAACAAATTATCTACAGCTGAAAAAGAAATAGGAGGTATACCAAACTCCAGTGAAGATATTAAACAAGCGCATGCTGCTGCTATTGAAAGTTATATACAGCAGTACGTTGGTTTAAAAGAAGAAGGACAATATGGTAACATATCATTTAATACAACTTTAAATGATTGGGCTAGATTTGATATTAATAATAGGACAAAGTTTGATGCTAGTATTAGTTCGGGTTTAGCAATTATGGCTTGTAATAAAAATTTATATAGACCAAGCCCAAAAAGAGAAAACACAACAATAAATTTTGGTTTTACAAAATACAACAATAAAGGTATGTCATCAAAACTGATAACTAATGATTAAAACAAAAGCAAAATCTACATTTCCAAGCCAGGCAGTGCCTGATGCCAAGAAGTCTAGTAAAGAATATGGCCTGCAAGTTGCAAGAGCTATTGAGCAAGAGTGGTTTAAAAGTGACCGCGGTTCCGACCGTTACTATGATACTCAATTAAAATATCATGAGCTAAGATTATATGCTCGTGGAGAGCAGAGTATACAAAAATATAAAGATGAATTATCTATTAACGGTGATTTATCTTATCTTAATTTAGACTGGAAACCAGTACCTATTATACCTAAATTTGTAGACATTGTTGTTAACGGTATACAAGAAAGAACTTATGATGTAAAAGCTTTTTCTATTGATCCTATAGCAGCACAAGATAGAACAGACTATATAAAAAATATGCAAGAAGACATGAGGTTTAAATCATTTAAACTAAATGTACAAGCTCAAACTGGTATAAACTCTTTTAAAAATGATGTTGAAAAAATACCAGAAAATGATGAAGAACTTTCTGTTCACATGCAATTAAACTATAAACAGTCTATTGAAATAGCTGAAGAAGAAGCTCTTGACAATGTAATGGCTCTTAATAAGTTTGATAACATAAAGAAAAGATTAGACTATGACTTAGCTGTACTTGGTATTTCTTGTGTTAAAAATGGTTTTAATAAAGCTGAAGGTATTACAATTGAATACGTTGACCCTGCTAATATAGTGCACTCATACAGTGATTCACCTTATTTTGAAGATTTATATTATGTAGGTGAGGTAAAAAGAGTTTTAATAAAAGATCTTATAAAGCAATATCCTGATATTACAAATGAGCAAATAGAAGATCTTGAAAAGAAATATAGTAACCAAAAGTTTGACAAATATGTTTATTACCCTGAAGATCAAAACGAAAAAGGTTACATAAACGTATTGTATTTTGAATATAAAACTTTTAATAGACAAACTTTTAAAATAAAACAAACAGCGTCTGGTGCTGATAAAGCTTTACCAAAAGATGATACTTTTGATCCACCTAAAGATGGTAGAGCAAGATTTGAAAAAGCTGATAGAGCTATTGAGGTTTTATACAGTGGTATAAAAGTTTTAAATCATGATATAATATTAGACTGGAAAAAATGTGAAAACATGACAAGGCCTAAGTCTGATATTACAAAAGTGTCTATGAGTTATAGTATTGCTGCTCCGCGTATATACAAAGGTAGACCTGAGTCACTTGTTAGTCGTATGGTAAGTTTTGCTGACATGATACAGTTAACACATTTAAAACTGCAACAAGTATTATCTAGAACTGTTCCAGATGGTGTGTTTTTAGATGCTGATGGTTTAGCTGAAATAGATTTAGGCAATGGCACTAACTATAATCCACAAGAAGCATTAAATATGTATTTCCAAACTGGTAGTGTTATTGGTAGATCAATGACACAAGATGGTGACTTTAACAATGGTCGTATGCCAATACAAGAGTTACAGTCTTCAGGTGGTAATGCTAAAATAGCAGCGTTGATACAGTCTTACAATTATTATTTACAAATGATGAGAGATGTAACTGGTCTTAATGAAGCTAGAGATGCTAGTACTCCTGACAAAAATGCTTTAGTTGGTTTACAAAAATTAGCAGCAGCTAATAGTAACACAGCTACAAGACATATACTACAAGCTGGTTTATTCTTAGTATTAAAAACTGCAGAAGCTGTTTCACTTAGAATATCTGATGTATTAGAATATTCTAGAGCTAGAAACCAATTTGTCTTATCATTAGGTAGATTTAATGTTGGTACTTTAGATCAAGTTAAAGAATTACACATGCATGACTTTGGTATATTCTTAGAACTAGCACCTGATGAAGAAGAAAAACAAAGATTAGAAAATAATATTCAAATGGCTCTTCAACAACAACAAATAAATTTAGAAGATGCTATTGATATTAGAGAAGTTAAAAACTTAAAACTAGCTAATCAGGTATTAAAAATAAGAAAGAAAAAGAAACAAGAGTTAGATCAACAAATAGCTCAACAAAATATACAAGCTCAATCACAAGCTAATGCTCAATCAGCTCAAGCAGCTGCAGAAGCTGAAGCACAGAAAAATCAAATAATCACTGAGCAAAAAGTTCAATTAGCTCAAGCAGAGTTTCAGTTTGGAACTCAAAAAATGGAAAGAGAAGCTGAAATTAAAAAAGAACTTATGGAACATGAGTTTAATTTAAATATGAGATTAAAAGACATGGAATCACAAGTGATTAAAGATAAAGAGCAATATAAAGAAGATCGTAAAGATGAACGTACTAGAATACAAGCTAGTCAACAGTCTGAGTTAATCGATCAAAGAAAAAAAGATTTACCAGCTAAAAAGTTTGAGTCTGCGGGCTTTGACAACTTAGGTGGTTTTGACCTAGAACAATTTGAACCAAGATAAATAAAAAATTATGCCAAGATTACATAACGACTATCCAGGTAATATAGCTGGATCAGTATTTTCAAAAGGTGGAGACGTAATAGTACCACCAGACCAGCATATTTTTATAGCTATTACAACTTTAGCTGCTACTACATTTAGTAATACTACTGGATTAGTTGCTGAAGAAGCTACTAGATATGCTAACACAGAAGACGCTGCTGGTGACGCTGCTTCAGGATCTGAAACTTATAATGAAGGATCTGGAGGAGAAGAAGTAGTAGTAGGTGATGCTTTTCCAGCAGGTATTGATATATTTGGTCAGTATACCAAAATAAATGTCAACTCTGGAAGTATCATAGCGTATTACGCTAGAAAATAGTATTTTTAAACAATTATATAATATCTTATTATGGAAAATGAAAACAAAGAAGTGGTTGAACAACCACAAGAACAGGCTGTTGAGCAAGAAGTAAAAGCTCCAACTACAGAAAAAATAGTTGACGCTAAAGAAGTAGAAGCTCCAAAGCCTAAAAGAAAAAGTAACGCGTTTGAACAAGGCGCTGATACTATAAAGGTTGATATGAGTAAACAACCTGAAAAAGCTACTGAAGAAAAAGTAGAAGAACCTGTTACTGAAAGTAAAAAAGAAGAGGTAGTTGAAGAAACACCTGTTATACAAGAAGTAACAGATGAAGAAGTAGAAGAAACAAACGATATTGTTAGCGAAGTTTATAAACAACAAAATAAAATTGTTGAAGAAAAACAAGAGCAACAAACTCCAGAAGTGGAACTACCAGAAAACGTTGAAGAACTCGTGAAGTTTATGAATGAGACTGGTGGAACGTTAGAGGATTATGTTCGCCTCAACGCGGATTACTCGAACGTAGATGGAGAAGCACTCTTGCGAGAGTACTACAAATCTACGAAACCTCATCTTTCATCTGATGAAGTTAACTTTATGTTAGAAGATAACTTTAAATTTGATGAAGACGTAGATGAGCCTAGGGACATAAAAAGAAAACAGCTTGCTTATAAAGAAGCGGTTGCACAAGCCAAAAACCATTTAGATGGTCTGAAAGCACAATATTACAAGGAGGTCAAGTTGGGCTCTAAGTTAGCTCCAGAACAACAAAAGGCAATTGACTTTTTCAACCGTTACAATAATGAGCAGGCTCAGGTTACTGAACTAACTGCAAAGCAACAACAACACTTTAATCAACAAACTGATCAGGTTTTTAATGAGAAGTTCAAAGGTTTTGATTTTCAAGTTGGAGACAAAAAGTATCGTTACAACGTTAAAGATGCGCAACAAACAAGGGAGGCTCAGTCTGATGTGCTAAATGTTTTTAGCAAGTATATTGATCAAAACAATATGCTACAAGACGCTAAGGGTTATCATAAATCTTTATTTGCTGCACGAAACGCTGACGCTTTAGCTAGTCATTTTTATGAGCAAGGCAAAGCTGACGCTGTCAAACAGTTAACTTCTGAAGCAAAGAATATCAATGTTGACGGAAGAAAAACGTCTGACGGTGTTGTTAATGTCGGTGGTCAAAAAGTGAAAGTGATAAGCGGCGACACTAGTTCTAGCCGAAAGTTTAAATTGAAAAATTACTAAAAATTAAAAATTAAAAATTATGGCAACAGTAAGTTTTAGTGGACCAGCTGCCGGTTCGATAGTTTCTCCAGCGTATCAAAAGATGACGCTTGCGACTAACTACCTAGACTTTACATCATCTGATGTATTTGGCGATGGAACGAACGTAGCAGGTTGGGCACAACAATATCTTCCTGATTTATATGAGCAGGAAGTAGACAGATATGGTAACAGAACCATCTCTGGATTTTTATCTATGCTTAGTGCTGAAATGCCTTTACAATCTGATCAAGTAATTTGGTCTGAGCAAGGTAGATTACACTTAGCATATAATGGTACTTGTGACACTACTAACGGTGCAGTAACTTCGATTACTGACATTGATGGTGGTTCAAGTGCAAAACACGCAGTAAGAAAAGGAGCAACAGTTGTAGCTGTAGTAGAAAACGTAGTCTTCAAAGGTTATGTATCTGCTGGAGTTGAAGCTAGTGAAACTGGTCTTACAATTTTACCTTACGGAGCAGAAAATATTGAAGATTTAGCTGGTATATCAACTGGATCTCAAGCAATCAAGTTCTTCGTATATGGTTCTGAATTTGCAAAAGGATCTGACACTATGGGTAACTCCGTAGAGCCAAATTTCTTAACTTTCAACAATAGACCTATGATCATTAAAGATCACTTTGAAATCAATGGTTCTGACACTGCTCAGATCGGTTGGATCGAAGTAGCTGGTGAGTCTGGACAAGGTGGATACTTATGGTATCTAAAATCTTCAGGTGATACTAGAGTGAGATTTAACGATTACATGGAGATGACTATGGTTGAAGCTGAGAAAGTTGTAACAGGTTCTGGAACTGCAGACTCACAACTTCATGATCTTGGTTCAGGCGGTGTTGATGGTTTCAATGGTTCAGAAGGTATGTTCTCAGCTATCGAAAACAGAGGTATCGTAGCTACTAACTTAGTTGATAACGCGTCTGATGCATTAGCTGATTTCGATTTATTATTAGCTGAGCTAGATAAGCAAGGTGCAATTGAAGAAAACATGTTATATCTTAACAGAGCTTCAAACTTAATCTTTGATGATATGTTAGGTCAAATTAATGCTAACTACGATGGTGGTACATCTTTCGGTGTATTTGAAAACTCATCTGACATGGCGTTAAACCTAGGATTCTCTGGATTTAGAAGAGGTTCTTATGACTTCTACAAAACTGATTGGAAATACTTAAACGACGCTTCTACAAGAGGTTTAGTTGGTGGTATCAAAGGGGTAATTATTCCTGCAGGTACTTCTTCAGTATATGATCAGCAAGTAGGATCTAATGTAAGAAGACCTTTCTTACACGTTAGATATAGAGCAGGTCAAGCAGACGATAGAAAATTAAAGTCTTGGGTGACTGGATCAGTTGGTGGACCAACTAGTTCAAGCATTGACAAGATGGAGATTCACTATCTATCTGAAAGATGTTTAGTAGTACAAGCTGCAAACAACTTTATATTACTTAAGTAATATTTATATTAAAGAGTTAGGCGCTTCGGCGCCTAGCCCTTTATTTTTATTAATTTTTATTATATTATATCATGAAAAAAACAAAAACAAAAGAAAAAGCTCCAGTTGTAACTAACGCTGAAGCTGTCCCAGCAAAACAAAGTTGGGTAGTAAAAGACAGGTTGTATGAATTAAACTTACAAGCAGTACCTCCTGTTTATATATTAAGATCTAGACAATTATTTTATTTTGACGAAAGCGTAGGATACGAAAGAGAGATAAAATATTGTAGAAATCAAAACACAGTATTCGTTGACGAAATGAAAGGACCTCAAAGATTAGGTCATATTGTATTTAGAAACGGACAACTGTTTGTAGAAAAAGAACAAACAACATTACAAAAATTTCTATCGATATACCACCCAGAAGCTGGTAGAACGTTTATAGAGTTTAATGCTGATCAAGTAGCAGAAGAAGAAATTGATGTTTTAGAGTTACAATTAGAAGCTATGAACGCTGCTAAAACTTTAGATATTGATAGAGTCGAAGCTATTGTAAGAACAGAGATCGGTAACGCAGTCAATAAGATGACTTCTAAGGAACTTAAACGTGACGCAATGGTATTTGCTAGGAATAATCCAGAGTTGTTCTTAGAACTCGCTACTGATGAAAATATCAATATTAGAAATATGGGTATTAGAGCTGTTGAAAAGAATATAATTAAATTATCTTCTGACAATAGATCTTTCAAATGGGCAAATAATGATAGAAAATTATTTGATATACCGTTTGATGAAAATCCATACTCTGCTTTAGCCGCTTGGTTTAAAACAGATGAAGGTATTGAAGTTTACAAATTAGTTGAGAAAAAACTAAAATAAAAATCATTTATAGAGGTGGTCATCTCTATAGGTGACCACTTACTATAAAAAAGAAATTATGGCAATAAACATAAATAAGGTATATAAATCAGTCTTGTCAATATTAAACAAAGAACAAAGAGGTTATTTAACGCCGTCTGAGTATAATAATTTAGCAAGACAAGCACAACTAGAATTATTAGATAAGCTATTTTACGACTATAACAGGTTTTTAAATATTGAAAAAGCTGGTAGAGTAAACGATGCTTTAGCTGATTTACCTACAAAGATACAAGAACAGATAGATCCGTTTTATGCCCAAGATGATATTACATTAACAAATGGTGTTGGTACCTTGCCAACAGATATATATAAAGTTATTGACATAACAATAACAGATGAAACTATTGAAGTAGAAAAAATAGATAAAAATAGATTACCTTACTTAAAATCTTCACCATTAACAAAACCAACTAAAGATTTTCCTGTGTATTACCAGAGAGCTGCAGATATTATTGTAGAGCCTGCTTTTACTGATCAGAGTTGGACATTGGGTAATTTAAGAATTAAATACATAAAAACACCAGCAGATCCTAGATGGGGTTATACTACAAACGCAACATATGGTACTCAAACATATGATAGTACAGCTTTTACAAACCAAACAAATACTCAAGGATCAACAGATTATGTATTACATCCATCACAAGAAACAGAATTAATAATAAACATCTTAGCTTATACAGGATTTATAATTAAAGATCCTAACGTGGTTCAGCAAGCTGTATCATTAGGTCAAGGTGCTCAAATGGCTAAACAACAACAATAATGGGATTTTTAGGAACAACAACAGCAAAACAATACTATAACAGTAGTCAAGAGTTTCCTGCGGTTACAGGACAAACTGTATTTACGCTAACAGTAGCTAGTTTACCTGCTGCAGAATCTGATTTTTTAGTATTTGTAGACGGTACTGAGGCAAATCCTAGCACATATTCATATGCAGGCCCAACAGGTGGTAACGCTGGTAAAATTACATTTACAACCGCGCCTGACGGTATAGTGTTAGTAAAACTAGTTGATAGAGAGCTAGGTGATTACAGATATATAAAATTAAAAGATATAGTTAATAACTTTATAATAGCTTATGTTGGTAACGGTAAACTTATACCTCACGCTAACAGATCTGAAGTTTTATTTCATATAAAAAGAGGTATACAAGAGTTTAGTTATGATATATCAAGATTAGAAAAAATACAAGAAGTTGATGTTCCACCATCTTTAAAAATACCTATGCCACAAGATTACGTAAGTTACATCGGTATACATTGGGTTGATACAGCTGGTATTGAACACCCAGTTTTTCCTGCAAGATTTACATCAAGACCTAGTGAGTCTATAGCTCAGGACGGTGATGGTAATTATTTATTTGATGAAAACGAAGGTGTGTTAAACGTAACGCCTGGTATAACTGTTGATAGATTTAATTCAAACTTTAATCAAGATTTGTTTGATGGAACAGTAACTAATGATGATTACTTTTTATACACACATTATATAGCTAATAGACTAGCATCATTTTCAAATAGATATGGAGCAGAGCCAGAACTTGCTAACTTAAACGGTGTTTTTACAATTGATGAAGTTGGTGGACAGTTTGGTTTTGACTCGTCAATGAGCGGTAGAACTATAACAATAAAATATGTATCAGACGGTATGGCAACTGACGGTGAAATGAAAGTGCATAAAATGGCGGAAGATGCTTTATACAAATATGTTTTATTTGGGATGCTTTCAACAAGAACTAATATACCTGAATATATAGTTGCAAGATATAAAAAAGAAAGAAGAGCTGCTATGCGTAATGCTAAACTTAGGTTAACTAATATAAATATAAAAGAACTTACAAATGTAATGAGAGGTAAGTCAAAACAAATTAAACACTAATACATGCCGAAAATAAAAAATATTTTTACTAAAGCTCGTATGAATAAAGATCTGGACGAGAGGCTCGTTCCAGGTGGTGAATATAGAGAAGCTCAAAATATATCTATAGCTACAAGTGAAGATTCAGACGTTGGAGCTATTGAAAATATTAGAGGTAATAAAAAACTTACAACTCAAGAGCTAAAAGATCAAGGTGGTGTTGAAGACATGGCTACAATAGGTTCTTATGTAGATGTTTCAAACGATAGAATATTTTGGTTTACAACTTCATTTACTAGTGCGTCTCCAAATGCAGATATACACACAATGCAAAGAGCAATACTAGATCATAGCAAAGGAAGAATGAAGGTTGTGATGAAAGAAGGTAACAACACTGAAGAAGTTTTAGCAGAAGGTTTGTATTTAAATTTTACAAAAACACACCCTATAACAGGTGTAAACACTATAGGTAATTATTTATATTTTACAGATAACTACAACTCACCAAGAGTTATAGATATAGACTTAGCTAGAAATGATACAAGTTATTATGTAGACGCGCAAGAAGAAAAAATATCAGTTGCAAAAGTAGCACCGTATTTAGCGCCAATGCTAAATAAGCCGAACACAATTGACGCTGCCGCTAGTATAAGTGCTGGTGGAACTGGTTATTCTGTAGCTAACGACTTAGCAACTACAGGTGGAACTGGTACTGGCTTAAAAGTAAATGTAACAACAGTAAACTCTGGAGTTGTAACAGCGATCACAATATCAGAAGATGATATAGGTTATGGTTACAGTGTAGGTGATGTATTAACAATATCAGGTAGCGGTGGTAATGCCACTATAACATTAACAGCATATCCTAACGTAGCAGATGGTCAAACATTAATTACATCTAATCCAAATTCTAATATAGGTGTTAAATCTGATTATATGCAAGAGCGTTTTATTAGATTCGCATATAGATATAAATATAAAGATGGTACATATTCTATAATCTCACCATTTACACAACCTGTGTTTAAACCTTTAAATGCTGGTGTGCTTAAATTTTCTCCTGATACATCTGTAAACGCAACTACAAACGAACCTAAAGTAAACATATCTTCACAAAATGTTGTTGAAACAGGTATTGTTCCTTTAATGCAAAACGCTTACGATAAAGTTATTATGCGTATACCTTTGCCAACTATAGACACAGACTTTCTTTTTACAGAGTATCAGTCAAATGCAAGTAAAGTTACTACAACTTATGAAAATGATAAAGGTCTTAGAATAAAAGATATAGAAATATTATTAAAAGAATCAAACGGCATATCTGTTAAACTTGTAGATACTATAAATATTGATGCCGCAAAAAACGAGTCAACAAGTCCGTTTGGTATATATACAGTAACTCCAAAACCAGGACAAACCCATCATAAACAATTTATAGAATACACATACAAAGCAAAAGAGCCATTTAAAGTTTTACCAGAAAAACAATTAATAAGAGTTTCTGATGATGTTCCTGTTAGAGCAAAAGCCCAAGAGATTGTTGGTAATAGAATAGTTTATGGAAATATAACATCAGGTTATGATATACCTAATGATGAAGCTGGTAATAAAGGTATAAGTTTCTTTTTATCAAGCGATAACAAAGGTAATGTAGAAAAAGGTGTTGCATCAGGACATTTTTACTTCAATACACAATCGCATATATTTCACACTGTAAAGCAAAGAAGAACTTATCAAGCAGGTATAGTATTAGTAGATGTTTTTGGTAGAATGTCACCAGTAATACCATCAACTTATAAAACTGATGATTTATCTGACACGCATACTGTAGTAGCTGAAACTGACGCATACAATGCTAACACAGCTGGTAGCTGGGAAAATACATTTAAAACATATGGTAAAGCTTTAAACATAGACTTTCAAGATTCTAGAATAGTACCAACGTCAAATACACATCAACATGAAAATAATCCAAATGGTTGGTTTGCATGGAAAGTTGTAATTAAGCAGACAGAGCAAGAGTATTATAACGTTTATACTCAACACCCTATGAACAACTGGTCAGTTACAGCTGGTAAAACTGTAACAGATAATCCAAATAACGACAGTGAAGATCAAGATCAAGTAATTGCTGGTCAATTTAGTGAAACTTCAAGATCAAGATCATGGTTTAGTTTAACAGGTGATAATATAAATAAAGTACCTAGATCTGTTATAGATATAGATGAATTTAAAGATGGTGTAGCTGGTTCAGAAGTACAGCTATATCCTAAAGTTGTACAAATAAATAATGCAAACGCTGGCCAACACTTTGATTCTAAAATGGGTGTTGATGGTCAAGAGTATATTGATGTTATGAGTATTGGTGACGCTAAGTCGCAAGGTTTATTTAGCATATCTAATGCTAAAAACGGACCTTTTAATAGTAACTCAGGTGGACGTGAACCTGCAAGTTTACCAGATAGAGAAAGAGTTTATGACTTTTTACAAGATGCAGAAAAAAATCCAACAGTAGCTGAAATACCAAACTTAGATAATGAAATAGTAAATGTAAAAGGTGAGTTTACTCAAGCGAGTGATCTTATTGTTACAGCAACTGATTCAACTAACGATAGACCATTTGGTTATCCAAAAGCTAAAGATAAAGGTTTAACTGTTTTTGAAACAAAACCTTTTCAATCAAATTTAG